GCGCCGCTCAAGGTATGCCGCCAAAACCGATGCCGAACATGGGTGGCAAGGGTAATCCCCAAATGCCGGGCCAACAAATGCCGCAGCCATATCAGCCGCAGCCATATCAAGGGCAGCAGCTTGATTTTTATAAACAAATGTTAAGCGGACAAAATCCGCAGCCGGGCCAGCAGATTCCTTTTTCTCCGGGTCAAAGTATTCCGCAACAACCCCAAGGGCCGATGCTTCAGCAACAACAGCAAATGAACCAAGCAAGGATGCAGGAACTTCTGAACCCGTCAAGACTAACGCCGGAACAAACACAGCAACAAGTGCAGCAAGCGCAACAACAAATGCCGAGCATGGGTGGTAAAGGTGGTCCGCAACAACTGCCGCAGGGTATGGGTGGTTACATGCAACAGATGGCTATGAATAAGTACGCTATGCAGCCCCAGTTCAACCCGTATAACAATATGGACATGGGACAGCTTCGGGCTCTGCAACAAGCAACGCCATACGGTAGTGGAGCCCAAGGAGATATTGCGCGAGCAATGATTGGCCTAAATCCAGCTGCTGGCATGAAGCAAGGTGGTATTGCTAGTTTGGCGCAATAAAAAATGACTACATCCGGCACTAGCACATTTAATCTAAACCTCAATGAGCTTGTTGAAGAAGCCTTTGAGCGTTGCGGTTCGGAATTAAGAACTGGTTATGATTTGCGAACTGCTCGCCGTAGTCTTAATTTGCTTACTATTGAGTGGGCTAATCGTGGAATTAATCTTTGGACTATTGAGCAGGGCAGCATTCCACTTACTCAAGGAACCATTGTATACGACCTGCCTGTTGATACTATTGACTTGCTTGACCACGTTGTTAGGACCGGCACTGGACAAAACCAAACCGACATCAACATCACTAGAATCTCCGAGTCAACCTATTCAACAATCCCGAACAAGAATGCCCAAGGCCGACCGATTCAGGTCTGGATAAACCGCCAATCCGGTGCTACATATCCAACTACGGGCGTTAACGCCCCCAAAATCAACGTCTGGCCAACTGCTAACGTAGATAACACTTATACGTTCATTTACTGGCGCCTGCGCCGTATCCAAGATGCCGGTACCGGCGGTACTGCAACACAAGACATCCCGTTTCGTTTCCTGCCCTGCATGGTTGCGGGCCTTGCGTATTACTTGGCTATGAAACTCCCTGATGCTGCGCCGCGGATTGAGATGCTCAAAGCCGTTTATGAAGAACAGTTTCAATTAGCTGCTGATGAAGACCGGGAAAAAGCTTCTCTACGCTTAGCCCCGCGTGTTGGGTATGTTGGTGGCGGGGGCTGGTAATGTCCTCTAAGTTTTCGTCTGGTAAAAATGCAATTGCGGAGTGTGACCGATGTGGGTTTCGGTACAAGCTTAAACAGCTAAAACGCTTGGTTATTAAGACCAAAAACATTAATATTCTGGTGTGCCCTACTTGCTGGGAACCTGACCAACCGCAGTTATCTTTAGGTTTATATCCGGTCAACGACCCGCAAGCAGTACGAAATCCGAGGCCCGATACTAGCTACTACAATGACGTTGACGGATACCTTGGCAGCAGACAGATTCAGTGGGGCTGGGCGCCCGTTGGTGGTTCAAGAGCAAATGATGACTTTTTAACTCCTAACAACTTAGCGCTTCAAATTGCACTGGGTACCGTAACTGTAGTAACAACTTAAGGAACAATCATGGACAAGAAAGAAGTTAAGCAAATCGCGGATACCGAAGTTAAGGCCCACGAAAAGCGCATGCACGCTAAGGGTTTTAAGAAGGGTGGCAAGACCAATCTGGATATGAAGAAGTATGGCCGTGGTATGGCTAAGGTTATGAACCAACGTACTTCCTCGCGGGGGCGCTAACATGGCTAAGTTCAGTATGAAAAAAGGTGGCAAGGAAGTCGGCTCTGCCGAAGTCTACGCTGAACCACACACTATGACCGGCACCCCGGGCGTTGATATTAGCAATAGTGGGTACAGCACCCGCACCGGTAGCGAAGCTAATGAAATCAATATGTCTGTTGGCAACATCAACCGTAACGCCGCACCCGGCCCCAAAACTTCTGGCATTGAAATCCGTGGTTGTGGTGCAGCTACTAAGGGCACCAAGGCCCGTGGCCCGATGGCTTAAATATGAACTATACGCAGCTTGTTTCTCAGATTAACGCGTACACCGAAAACCAATTCGGTAATGACTCCACAGGTTCGCCTGAGGTAAATACGTTTATCAAACAAGCTGAGCTGCGTGTTTACAACACAGTTCAATTTCCGTCACTACGCAAAAACGTAACGGGTATTACTCAAGTAAACAACATGTATCTTTCGGCACCAACAGATTTTTTAGCTGTGTATTCTATAGCGGCTGTTGATGACGATAGCAACTATCAGTATTTGCTTAACAAAGACGTAAACTTTATTCGTGCGGCTTACCCAAACGCCACTGATTCAGGGTTTCCTGAATACTACGCATTATTTGGCCCAACCACGACAAACGCGATAAGCCCCACAATTACAACGGAATTATCTTTTATTCTTGGCCCTACACCAGATGCGCAATATACCGTTGAGCTTCACTACTATTACTACCCAGAATCTATTGTTACTGCAACTACTACTTGGCTCGGTGATAACTTTGATGCCGTTCTCCTTTATGGCTCTTTGTTGGAAGCGTACACCTACATGAAGGGCGAACAGGATGTGTTGGCCCAGTACCAAAAACGCTATGATGATGCCCTTATGATGGCCAAGCGTCTGGGTGATGGTATGGAACGTGGCGATGCTTACCGTGATGGTCAGTACAAGCAGAAGGTGGTGTAATGGCTTTTAGCGGAAACTACACTTGCGATTCGTTTAAATCTGGGTTGTTAGCCGGTAGCTTCGACTTGGCTCCGCCCACCGCTGATGTATACAAAATTGCTTTATACACCGAAAACGCCACGCTTAATGATGCTACCGCAGCTTATACTTCTAGCAACGAAGTTGTTGCAACTGGGTACACCGCAGGTGGTCAGGCTATCACCCCGTCTGTAGGAATTCTCGATGGAATTTCATATTTATCTTTTACGAACCCTGTATGGACCGGCGCTATTACTGCGCGTGGTGCATTGGTGTACAAAGTGGGTGGCGCAGCTTTGTTTGTGCTTGATTTTGGCTCAAATAAAACTTCAACCGTCACATTTACTGTGCAGTTCCCAGCCGCTACAAATACGTCGGCAATCGTTCGTATCTCTTAAGGAGTAGTTATGCAAAACGAAAATGCTGCCAGCGTAGATGTTATTAGTGCTGGTATTCAAATGAACAAAGTGGCCGGTGAAAATATGTCAGCCAAAGGCCGTTTTATTGTTGAGTGTTTTGACAAAGACGGTAATTTGAAGTGGCTCGAAGACAACGAAAACCTAGTTGTTAACGCTGGCATTCAAGATATGAACTACCGATATTTTACCGGCTCTTCTTATACTGCTGCTTGGTATATTGGCCTGTACGGTACGGCTGCTTCGGTTAACCCGGTTGCTACTGACACGATGGCAACCAGCACGTTCTCTGCTACTGGCTCGTCTATTTCTGGCACCACGCTGACTATTGGTACTGTTACTTCTGGTACCGTAGCGGCTGGACAACTTATTAGCGGCACAAACGTGCTTGCTGGAACTTATATTCTTTCAAACATTAGTGGTAGCGGTAGTGGCTCCACTTGGACTGTTTCGCTTTCACAGACGGTTGCTTCTACCACCATTAGTGCTGCGACTGCGCGGACTTGGGCTGAAAATACCACCTATAGCAACGCCACTCGACCCGCTGCAACTTTTGGTTATGCCACCGTAGCCAATCCGTCTGTGATTAGTAACAGCGCTTCTGTGGCCGTGTTTAACATCAACGGTACTACTACTATTGGTGGGGCGTTTTTGACCAATAACAGCACCAAAGGTGGCGTTACTGGAATTATGTTTTCAGCATCTGATTTCCAATCTCCGGGCGACCGCTCGGTTGTATCGGGGGACACGCTGAACGTTACCTACCAATTTAGCTTAACTGCCACTTAAGGAGTAACAAATGGCTACTAAATTTAAGAAGGGCGAAGTTGTTACTGCCAAGGCCGTTATTCCTAGCGGCCCGGTTGAAGCCTTGCGTATGGATGAAGGTGGTAATTTCTTCTACCAAATCACTTGGACTGACCTTGATGGTGCAGAACAATCTCGCTGGTTTGCGGAAGACCAACTGACTGTTGAATAAAAGACGGGAGAGTCGTTAAATGTTTAGCGGCTACTCCTTTTCAGAAACACCGTTTTCGTCTGTAGGTATTGTATACGTACGAACTATATTAGAAGCTGCTTCTGGTGTTGATGCAACATCATCTTTACGCCTTTTGCCGGGGTCTATTGCAGAAACAGCTTCAGGTGTTGATGCGACTTCTAGTTCATTCGTAGTTAATTCTACGGCTGCTGAAACAGCTTCAGGTGTTGATGCGACTTCTAGTTCATTCGTAGTTAATTCTACGGCTGCTGAAACAGCTTCAGGTGTTGATGCCACCTCATCCACCAAAACATTATCAAGCACAGTTACTGAGACAGCTTCAGGCGTTGATGCGACCTCATCCCTAAGAATTCTTCCGGGGTCTATTGCAGAAACTGCTTCATGTGTTGATGCGACTTCAAGTTCGTTTGTAGTTAATTCTACATCTGCCGAAACAGCTTCTGGCCTAGATATAGTTTCCAGCATATTTGTAAGTAATATTTCGGTTATTGAAGCCGCTTCTGGCCTAGATACAGTTTCCAGTCTATTTGTAAGTAATATTTCGGTTATTGAAGCCGCTTCAGGTATAGACACGACCTCATCTTTGCGGGTTCTTCCGGGGTCAATTTTAGAGTCTAGTAGTGCTGTAGATAGTACCGAGTCTTCGCGGGTACTTAGTCCTGTTATATATGAGTCTAGCAGCGCGTTTGATGCTGTACTAAGTAGGTTTCTTTGGGAACTTATTGATGACAGCCAAACCGTCACATGGCAGTTAATTAATAGCGCTAATTACTTATACTCAAATGTAGCAACCTTTGCAGGTTTAACTTTTTCCGGCGACTCATTTGCCGGTACAGGTTCTACACAAACACTTCCACCCCCGGCTTGGCAGAATATAAATTCTTCGCAAATAGTTACATGGACACTAATAAATGATGCCAACTATATTTATTACACCAGCGCAACTTTTTCTGGCGGGCCTTTTTCTGATGATTCGTTCTCCGGCTCTGGATATGCGGCGGGTGTCCCATCCCCATTTTGGCAAAACATAGACTCGTCACAAACGCAAGTCTGGAATATAATCCCAACAAATGCTTAAGGAGCAATCATGGCGCTCGTAGTCAAAGACAGAGTTAAAGAAACAACTACCACAACCGGTACAGGTACCATAACTCTTGCCGGTGCGTCTACCGGCTATCAATCTTTTTCCGCTATTGGTGATGGCAACACTACGTACTACACAATATCTAACCCCGGCGTTAACGAATGGGAAGTTGGTATTGGTACATATACGGCTTCTGGTACTACGTTGTCGCGTACCACCATTCTTTCTTCTTCTAACAGCGGTAGCGCCGTTAGTTTCAGCGCTGGCACAAAAGATGTTTTTGTTGTTTACCCGGCTGGCAAAGCTATTTATCTCGACGCAAGCGGTAATTCTGTCGCCCTTGGTACTCCCGCAAGCACAACAACTTTAACTAACTGTACTGGCTTGCCAATATCTACCGGTGTTTCTGGTCTTGGTACAGGTGTTGCAACAGCGCTTGGTAACAACGTCAATACGACTGGGGGTACAGTAACCCAATCTGGCACTTTGGCCGCAAGTGCTTTGCTACTTGGTGGTGGCTCTGCAACGGCTATCACATCTACGACAACCGGCACTGGCGTTGTTACGGCGCTGGGGGTTAATACTGGCTCTGCTGGGGCTTTTGTAGTTAATGGTGGAGCATTAGGCACGCCATCGTCTGGAACACTAAGCAGTTGTTCGGGTCTGCCAATATCTACTGGCGTGTCTGGTCTTGGCACAAACGTAGCAACATTCCTTGCCACCCCATCAAGCGCCAACCTTATTTCGGCGATGACCGATGAAACAGGTAGCGGATTGTTGGTATTTGGTACGTCCCCAACAATGTCAAACGTCACCCTATCCGCCGGTACTGCGTCTCTGGCACCGGTAGCAATGACCTCTGGCACTAACCTTACAAGCCCAGTCGCTGGCACCATTGAGTATGACGGCACGAACTACTACGTCACGCCTACAACCGGTACCACGGAACTGCGCGGTATTATTCCTTCGACGCAGCAGTTTGTTCTGTCTTCTAACGGTTCGGCGTTTGGCGCGGCAATCGGTAACTTCTTTGGTTCCAACAGCGCAATTCAACTTGCCGCTACTACAACTTACTTTATTGAAGCCTACTGCTACTTCTTGAAGACTACGGCAGGTACGGCAACTTGGGCGGCTTTGTTTTCTTCTGCGCCTACGGTAGCCCATGCAACTTTGGAATACACGCCGGTTACGGGTTTCACAACCAGCATCATTACTGGCGCGATGGTTGTCGCTGAAGCAACCGCAAACGCGGTGGCAAACATGGCATTTGGTGCAACTGCCTCATTGACCACTGCTGTATATCACGTTGCAAAGTTTAGGGTTTTTGTTACTACCAACGCCGCTGCAAACCTGCGGTTTAACCTTACGCAAAGCGCGGGCACTGCAACTCCACAGGCTGGTAGTTGGTACACCGTCAGAAAAGTAGCAACCAATTCAGGCAACTTCGTTGCTTAAGGAAAAATTATGGCAAGCACATACTCAACACTTAAATTAGAGTTAATAGCCGTAGGCGAAACCGGCAGCACTGGAAACTGGGGCACCACCACAAACAATAATTTGGGGGACACAACCAGCACTACGCGTGGTATTGAGCAAGCCATTGGTGGCTTTTCCGCCGTAACGTTAACGACCACGTCAACTACTCTTGCCTATACAAACACCACGGCCAACCAAGATTTTAGGTCGTTATTTCTTAGTTTTTCTGGTTCACCCGGTGCGGCGTCTACAGTAATTATTCCGTCCACTTCAATCCAAAAACTGTACATTATTAAAAATAGTATTAGTGGTGGATATTCTTTAACTGTTAAGTATGCGGCGTCAACTGGTACTGTGGTGCCAAACGGTAGCACCGCTATCCTATATGCTAACGGCACAGACGTTATTCCGGGGCAAGACTATATTCCTGCGCTTACTTTAGGCTCTGCGCTTCCAGTAACATCTGGCGGCACTGGGGTAACAACCAGCACTGGTACGGGTAGTGTTGTTTTATCTGCGGCTCCCACGCTTACGTCGCCATCTTTGTCGGCAGAAACATTTAGCACTTCTGCATCTGTAACTGCTGGCACTAACGCCCAAGGCCAAGGTGCTTTGACAAGTGACTATAACGTCATCACAACCGCCGCCGCAAACCCGTCTGGTGTAACTCTACCTGCTGCAACTACTGGTCGTCGTGTAGTTGTGGTTAATAAGGGCGCAAACCCAATCAATGTATACCCAGCCACTAGCGCGTATATCGACGGTAATGCGATTAATACCTCGATTCAAATTATTGCAAACGGGGTAATGATTTTTAATGCCTCCAGCGCAACGCAGTGGTATTCGTCATATAACTTAATGACACCATCTTTTGTCGGCGCGGTTAATTCTTTTAGTGCTGGTTCAACCGGGCTTACCCCAAGTACTGCAACCACTGGTGCAGTCACCCTTTCCGGTACTTTAGCTACTAGCAACGGTGGTACGGGTTTATCCGGGGCCACCCCTTTTACTGCTAATGGTGCGGTATACGCATCTTCTACATCGGCGCTAACGACTGGTACGCTGCCTGTTGCTTCTGGCGGTACTGGCATCACTTCTTTTGGCACTGGGGTTGCTACGTTCCTTGGGACTCCTTCTAGCGCAAACCTTGCCGCCGCCGTTACTGACGAGACTGGTACCGGTTCTTTGGTGTTTGCTACATCTCCTTCTTTAACCACGCCGTCTCTGTCTGGCGAAACTTTTAGTACTGCCGCAACTGTAACCGCCGGTACAAACGCCCAAGGCCAAGGCGCTGTAACTAATGACTACAACGTCATCACAACTGCTGCTTCAAATCCATCTGGTGTAACGCTGCCAACAGCCACCACTGGCCGTCGAATTGTTATTGTCAATAAAGGCGCTAACGCAGTTAACGTATATCCGGCATCGAGCGGGTTTATTGACGCACTTGCTATTAATACCTCGATTCAAATTGCTGTTAACGGGGTTATGATTTTTAATGCCTCCAGCGCAACGCAGTGGTACTCATCTTATAACTTGTACACCAGCGCTACCGCCGCAGCGGGCGTTACATCATTTAGTGCGGGTACCACCGGATTTTCCCCAAGTAGTGCAACCACTGGCGCTATTACCCTTTCCGGTACTTTAAACGTAGCCAATGGCGGCACTGGGGTAACAACTAGTACAGGTTCTGGTAGCGTAGTTTTATCTAGTAGTCCGACTCTTGTAACACCCGCTTTAGGCACGCCATCGTCTGGAACACTAACTTCTTGTACTGGCCTGCCAGTATCTACTGGCATTTCTGGTCTTGGTACTGGGATTGCAACGTTCTTGACCACTCCATCAAGCGCAAACTTAGCTACCGCCGTAACTGACGAGACGGGTTCGGGAGCATTGGTGTTTGCGACCAGCCCGACTCTTGTAACACCCGCTTTAGGCACCCCGTCGTCTGGAACGCTAACTAATGCTACCGGGCTTCCCATTTCTACTGGCGTGTCTGGTCTTGGTACTGGGGTTGCTACATTCTTGGCCACCCCATCAAGTGCAAACTTAGCTGCTGCAGTAACTGATGAAACGGGTTCGGGAGCATTGGTATTTGCGACCAGCCCAACCCTTGTAACGCCCGCACTTGGCACACCATCCTCTGGAACTCTGACTAGCTGTACCGGTTTGCCGCTTTCTACTGGCGTAACGGGCACGTTGCCCGTGGCCAATGGTGGTACTGGCCAGACTACTTATACTGATGGCCAACTTTTGATTGGTAACAGCACTGGTAACACCCTTGCCAAAGCAACGCTTACCGCTGGCACCGGTATTTCTGTTACTAACGGCGCAGGTAGCGTCACAATTGCTGCTACTTCAACCGCACCGCTTTCCAATATGCAACTCTTTACGGCACCCGGCACATGGACTTGTCCGCCGACTACTACTGCTGTCAAAGTTACATTGGTTGCGGGCGGTGGCGGGGGGGGTGGGGGCGTTGGCATTCCTCCGTCTGCTCCCGGCGGTTCTGGCGGCGGCGGGGGTGGAGCAACCGGATACTATCCAGTCAGTACACCACAAACTGTCACAGTAGGCACAGCAGGAACGGCTGGCCCGTCGGGAGGTAGCGGTGGTGCAGGTGGACCAAGTTCGTTTGGTTCACTTATTAGTGCAACAGGCGGAGGGGCTGGATTGGGTGGAGGTTCTCCAGCACCAACAAGGCAAGGCGCTGGCGGCACAGGGTCTGGTGGCCAAGCTAATTTCACAGGCGGCACAAGCGGTAACAATTATGGGGGCGGCCCAGTAGTTCAAGATAGCGGCATAGTTTGTGGCCAAGGAGGTGGTTTTGGAACTGGCCCTACCAGTCCATATAGTCCGGGCTCTCCCGGAAACGTTGGTTATAGAGGTTATGTGTTAGTGGAGTACAACTAAAATGAAAGCCCTTATTTCTCCAAATGAAAAAGTTTATTTACCCGACGGCACTACTGGTGAACGAGTTGCTTGGGTATGTGCAGAAGAATATTCTAGTGCGCCTCCATTATTTTGGGTGGATTGTGCAGATGATGTAGTACCGGACATTTGGTATTACGACCCACAAGACCAACAAATCAAGCTACGTCCGGATATCACTGATGAACCGCAACCTTGAAATAAATTTTCTCGATTATCTTCAAACTGAAGAAAAGCACGGCCAAACAATTTGGCCATTTCACCTAGATAAAATTGAACCGTGGGCGTATTCAAATGCGGCTTTTACACCAGCTCAATGTAAGACCATCATTGAGATTGGTAAGAATCAAACGCTTGATACCGCAATTACTGGCGGAGGGAACAATCCAGCTAAAGACGATAAAATTCGTAAAAGCCGTACGTCGTGGATTTCCCCTGCTGGCGGTAATGAATGGATTTTTCAACGCATGACAGATGTGGTCATGCACTTAAACAAGCAATTTTTTAATTTTGAACTTTGGGGATTTGGTGAGGGTTTTCAGTTTACGGAATACCAATCACCCGGAGGGCATTACAAGCCGCACATTGACTGTATGTATAATGGGCGCATACGCAAATTATCGGTGGTTTGCCAGTTGACTGACCCTGCTGAATATGAGGGTGGTGAGTTAATAGTAAACAATGGTGACGAAATAATTTTGCCAAAAGACCAAGGCACGGTACTTGTTTTTCCGTCTTATTCACTGCACGGAGTTAAACCTGTAACCAGTGGCGCTCGTTATAGCCTTGTTGCTTGGCTTACCGGCCCAGCCTTCAAATAGGAAAAGATAATGCTTGCTGAAATGACAGTTGGACAAAAAATCAACTTATCAGAAACTGCATTTATTGAGCGCCGTGAAGATGGGTACTGGAACGAAAAGAACTTGAAGGTTGTGCAGACTCCCGGTGCTATAGAAGCCTCCGTAGAACGCGGCCTGTTTCACCCTAAGGCGCATCAAGAGATTTTGAAGTTTGTGCAGTCTGAAGCGTTCTTGGTTGAACAAGACCCCACTGAGTTTCGCCGTCGCGGTGCGCATAATGTGCCGTTCTTTGTTCATATTCACCAACAACTCAAAGATGCTGCGTCGGAGATTTTTGGTGAGCCGGTCAAACCGTCATATGTTTACTTGAGTTTGTATAACGAGAATGGCGTGTGTCCGTTTCATACAGACCGTCCGCAGTGCAAGTACACCATCGACTACTGCATTGACCAAGACGTGGAGTGGCCGATATGGGTGGATGACAAGCCGTACATCCTGCAACCTAATGATGCGCTGTGCTACTCAGGAACTGATAGCCCACACTGGCGTGAAAAAATAAAGGGTAAGTATTGCTGGCTGGCGTTTTTTCATTTTGTGCCAGAAGCGTTTGTTGGGCCTGTTAGCTGATGTACCAGTACACACAAGACTGGTTTAGTGAAAACATACCGGCATGGGAAAAGCTCATGCCAAACAAAGTTGTAGCGGCGTTAGAAGTCGGTTCACACGAGGGTCGCTCAGCGGTTTGGATATTGCAAAATTTGCTTATTCAAGAAGGTACTCTGGTTTGCATAGATACGTGGGGGAATGAGCCTTATCTTGGCAACAATATGGATGGCGTCTATGAGCGGTTTCAGCATAACGTATCAATGGCCGCAGTCCCCACGCAGACTATAGTAGAAATACGCAAAGACTCAGTTAGAGGTATGGCTGAATTAATGAACCAAGGGCATTTTAATGCTTTTGACTTCATCTATATAGATGCCTGTCATCGTGCCGTGAGTACTCTGACAGATGCGTGCATGGCATTTCAACTGCTGGCTAAAGATGGCGTCATGGTGTTTGATGACTATCTGCTTGGGGCGGTAGAAAACACCCACGTAGATAAGAAATTAGCCATTGATTCATTTGTTAACACCGTCCGTGATTTTGCTGTTGTGGTTATGAACAACCGGCAAGTTGCGGTCAAAAAGACACGGCACATATAGTGATAGAGCAATTACATGAGCTGGTATATCGTTACAGAAACGGCGCTTTAAGTGACCATATAACTCTGTTGGAAAAAACACAACAAGGGCTTGAATCTGGTTGGAATGACCAAACGAACGGAAAAGGTTGGAACTACAAACTGGAAAACAGCTCAGCCGGTACGCAACTGTATGACGCATGCCTTGGAGTGGCCCGGCAGTTGTTCAAAAAGTTTGATATAGCGTCTAGCAATAGTACTGAATTGTGGGCGTATGTTACTCATGGTGGTAGGCCCGTTCAAGGCCCAGTTCATAACCACTTAAGGACAGCTACTATCAACATGGTTTATTACTTGAAAGTGCCAAAAGAACCATTCCCGATGGGGCGGTTGTTGTTATTCAAAGAACCAGATGTAATTGCGGTAACGCCAAATGAAAGTGATTTATTGATATTTCCGGGGTCTATGCCACACATGCCTATAAGCAACGTAAGCCAAGACTTTAGGGTAGCGTTGAACTTAGAAATACGATGCGTTCAGCCAGAGGAATACGTTTTTTCATCTATAGATTTTGTGGGAAAATGGGTTGATGGTACAATAAAAACCACAATAAAACATGAGGCACGCTTCTGTAATGTAGGAGTTTAGTATGGACCCAGTAACTATTCTTGCTGCACTTGGCCCGCTTGCTGTAGACCTTGGTAAGTCGCTTATTAGTAAGTTCATTGCGCCAGACCAGTTTAAACCCGCAACAATTGAGCAGTACGCCAAGATGAAGGAAATCGACCTTGAGATGTTTAAGGCGATGAATGACGCTGGCGGTGCTAATGCTTCCTATCCGTGGGTTGAGGCAGTTGTTCGATTGATGCGCCCTACTGTAGCAATTCTTGTGCTTGGCACTTGGGCGTACATGACCATGTCTAATATTTCTAACCCCGCCGTTGATAACTTCGCCGCTGCCATCGGGTTCTACCTGTTTGGTGACCGTACGTTGTTCTACTCGCGGAAAGCTAAATGATTGCATCCAGAAACATTGATGACCTGCTGCCTGTAGTTAAAGAAAAGGTTAAAAAGTTTGTTGCGCTTTGTAAGGGTGACGGCATCGAACTGCTCATCACATCTACTTACCGCGACATTGAAAGCCAAAACGCACTGTACGCTCAGGGCCGCACCGAGCCGGGCAAGATTGTTACCAACGCCAAAGGTGGTCAATCTTTTCATAACTACCGATGTGCTGTAGATGTAGTACCGCTGGTAAATGGTAAACCTGATTGGGACGGCACACATCCTGTCTGGGTAAAAATTGGTAACTATGGCAAGTTAGCTGGGTTAGAATGGGCTGGGGAGTGGACCCGGTTTAAAGAATTAGCCCACTTCCAATACACTGGTGGGTTGACGTTGGCTGACCTGCGTGCCGGTAAAGAGGTTAAATAATGCCATTACAGAAACTTATTTTTAAACCGGGTATTAACCGCGACCAAACAGACTACTCATCTGAAGGTGGTTGGTACGACTGCGACAAAATTAGGTTTCGTTCTGGGTTTCCAGAAAAAATTGGTGGTTGGACGGTAAGTAACTACACATCGTATCTTGGGGCGTGCCGCTCCCTGCTGCCGTATGTTGTAGATAATTCAACCCCACTAACTGCCGTTGGTACTAGCAAAAAGATTTATATACAGCAGGGTACTACTCTATATGACATTACCCCCGCCCGTGTCACTTATACCCACTCAACAGTACCATCAACGGATAACTGTTTCACAACCGGCACACTTGGTTCAACGACAGTAACCGTAACTATCACGGGACACAGTCTGGCTGTTGGAGATTATGTTGGTTTTGTAGGCGCAGTAGGATTTGCTGGTATATCGTCTGGGGATTTAAATACTGGGTTTCAAGTATTAAGTACGCCAACTGCTAATACATTTACTATCCAAGTTGCAACTGGGTGTACATCAGCATCTACTACTGGCGGTGGTACCGCTATTACTTATTATGCTTATATTTACCCCGGTAACGATACCGTTACTGCTGGCCTTTACTGGGGCACGGGCACTTGGGGGCGTGGTACTTGGGGTTCTAGCGGTACACCAGTTTACCTACCTGCGCGGTTTATTTCCGAAGACCAACAGTTAAACATACTGTATTTTGTTGTGCGCGATGCTACTGGTGCAGAGCTATATGGTTCTGGCACAAATCCTAATTTGTTTTATTGGGCTTATGACAGTGCGTACACTACCCGCGCAATTAATATGATTGACTATCCGGGGCTTACTACACCACAAAAGGACGCTATCCCCCGACAAACCGGACAAATTCTTTTCGCTCCTAGTGGGCATTTGCTTGCTTTAAGTTGCACCCAATATCTAACTGGAACTTATGACTCGCTATTAATTCGTTGGTCTAACGTAAGCGCCAATGATGGCCCGCAACCTTGGATTTGGAATCCAACAACCACAAACAATGCGGGTGACTTACGGGTGCAAGCTGGTACACGAATTATATGTGGTGTTAGGTCGCGTCAAGAAGTTCTTATTTTTACAGACTTTTCGCTTAATTCTTTGCAGTTCACCGGTACCAGCGAAGTTTTTGCGCTCCAAGAGCTAGACAACAATATCAGCATTATGGGTCCGAACGTAGTAACTGTTGTTAATAACGCTGCATATTGGATGGGTGTAGACCGGTTCTATATTTATACTGGTCGTGTTGATACACTGCCTTGCACCTTGCGGCAATACATTTTCCAAGACATCAATCAAGACCTATCGTCTCTTTTCTTCGCTGGTGGTAATGCTGAATACAACGAAATCATTTGGTTCTACGCTAGTGCGGACTCTAATGAAATTGACAGATATGTTATCTATAACTATTTAGAACAGATTTGGTATTTTGGCACGTTGAACAGAACTGCATGGACTGACGCTGGGTATGTGGTTAACCCAATTGCCGCTGGGGGTGGGTGGTTGTATCGACATGAAGATGGTATTAACGATGGGCAACCGCAGGGTGCAAGCGCGCTACCAATAGATGCCTATATCCAATCAGCCGATTTTGACGTTGGTGATGGCGACAAATTTATGTTGCTGCGCCGGGTTATTCCGGATATTAATTTTAGAAATTCAACCTCTGGTAGCACTGCTACTGCGTATATAACTGTTGGGGTGCGTAACTTCCCCGGTGCTGCCAGCTCTACCACAAACCAAGAAAACCAAACCACTACTGATGATGTAGTAACAACAACTGCTACATTTGACCAATACACCAACCAAGTGTTTATCCGTGCGCGTGGCCGTCAAATGAATTTTAGAATTGAGTCAAATACTCTTGGTACTCAGTGGCAGTTGGGTATGCCGCGTATTGATGCTCGTGAAGATGGCTCTCGCGGCGGGAGTTTTTAACAATGGCAATGATTTTATTTAGGGCACCAGCTCTACCCCTGCCAGAAAATAGATACAACCAAGTACAGCAAAATCAGTACATGAGAGCGTTGGCGCTTTATTTTCAACGCTTAGATTCAACAACTCCGCTGCAAGCGGATTATTTTTTAGCACAGCAGGGTAACGGCACAACAGGCTATTTTAAAGGCCGTGGCGACCAACTAATTAACCCATACGGTGCGTGGAAAAGTTTAGTAACTCAGACTGCTACCGCTAATACGGCTACAGCAGTTGCTTTGGAAGTTGTGGATTACGAAAACTCCACATCAATTGCTTCGTCTTCACGGATGACCGTGACTTACCCGGGGCTGTATAACCTTCAATGGTCTGCTCAAATTCTTAACTCTGATTCTGTGGCGCGAAGCCTTAGCGTTTGGTTGAAAAAGAATAACGCTGATGTAGCTGGTTCCACGAGGAACACTTTAGTACAGGTTGGACAGGCAAATGGTGCGTGGAATTATTACATTCAATTAGCCGAGAACGATTATGTTGAACTTTATTGGTCTACCAATAACGCATTGGTAACGCTGCAAACATACGCTGCACAAACAACACCAACTCGCCCAACTACGGCGTCAGTGATTGCCACGCTTTCTTTTGTATCGGCGGTACCATAAGTACTAGCAAAAGCCAACCTAATACTGGATAATACGGCTATGAACCAAAACTACCAAATGCAACCCGTAGCTAGTGGCCTTGCCGGTCTTGGACGCGGCGGTGACTCTATGCTTGTTCACATGCAACCCCGTGAGGTTGCTGGCCTTCAGTCTTTGGCTATGGCGCATGGTGGCTCACTGACTATTAACCCGCATACCGGCCTACCTGAAGCTGGCTTTCTTGGAGACATCCTTGGGGTTATAGCGCCGATTGCTTTAGGCGCGTTCCTCGGTCCCGGTGCATTTGGTATTTCGGGTCTTGGCCTGACTGGGCTTCAAGCTGGTCTTGCTACCGGTGCGCTTGGCTGGGCGTTAACAGGCGACCCGCTTAAGGGTCTATCTTATGGTCTGGGGGCCGCATCTGGGGTTGGTCTTGCAGATAGTATTGCAAATGCAGGGGTTACTAAAGCAGCAACATCTTCTGCGCTACCAGAAACGTTGATGGATACGGCAAAGAGCCTCACTCCGGTTGAAGCAGTGTCGTCTTCAATGATTAATAATCCGGGGTCAGCTTTATCTGCCGTGTCTGGGGCAAACCCCGCCCTATCTTCTTCAGTTCTTAACCCCTCTACTGCCTCTGCGTTTGGTGTTCCTAATGCTGCTGCGCAGCCGCTTACTACTACTGCAGCTTATGGTATGCCTAGTGCAAATCAGTTAGCCGCTGGTATTACTAACACAGCCGGAAAAAGTGCGATTGATTTGGCGGCAACTGAAGTCGCTGAAAGCGCGCCGTCGTTTAGTCAAGGTGTCAAAAACATCATGGCTGACCCTTGGAAATTCATTAAAAATAATCCGGGGACCGTTGCAGGCGTGGCACTGCCGTTGCTTGGCGCTAAAGGGCCGACTGGGTTCCCGAAGCAAAAAGAAGAAAAGTCAGATTACAAAGGTCCGTACAAATTAGTGCGGGATGTTAGCTTTCCGACTGACCGTGACCCCAATGACTCTTCTGAGTATATGTACTTTAAGAATCCACGTATTTTAGCTGCTGGTGAATATGCTGCTGGCGGGCAAGTAGATACATACAATCCGGATAACCCCGGAGCCGCTACCAACCTTAGCCGTGACGGATATGGCCTTGCGTCGTTCAAAATGCAAAACCCTGACCCGCAACCATTTCAAATTGCACAACAGCCATCGCCTATGGCTTACGCACGAGGCGGTTATCTTGATGGTCCGGGCGATGGTATGAGCGACTCTATTCCCGCAACTATTGCTGGTAAACAACCGGCCCGTTTAGCTGATGGTGAATTTGTGGTGCCCGCCGATGTGGTGTCGCATCTTGGTAATGGTTCCACTAAAGCTGGTGCCCAACGTCTTTATGCAATGATGGACAAGGTCCGCAAAGCCCGCACGGGGACTGCTAAACAAGGTCGTCAAATCAACCCGCATAAGTTTCTTCCGGCATAAAGGACAAAAGTGAAAATCTCGTATGTCCCGCTTGAGCATTTGAATTTTTGTTGGCCCAAAGTAGAGAGTTATATTGATGGGGCAGCTAAATACACTTACGGACGGTTTACTGTAGACGATATTAAAACTTGTATTACGGACTATAACCACTTGCTGTGGGTTGCATACGAAGATTTAGATACAGTGTATGGCGCAGTAGTTACTGAGTTTCTTCACTATCCTAGGAAAAAGATGTTAGCCATGCACTTTGCTGGTGGCGTCAAACTAAACAAGTGGAAAGAACCGATGTTGCATACGCTGCAATGCTTTGCCCGAGATACTGATTGTGAAGGAATAGAAGTGACTGGGCGTGCAGGGTGGCTTAAAATATTTAAAAGAGACGGGATTAAACAGAATCATGTGACATTTGAGTTGCCAGTAGCGCAGCCGGAGGAATAAAAATGGGTAAAAAAGGCGGGTCTGCTCCTAGTAGCCAGACCGTAACACAAACTAATATCCCCAAGTATCTTGAACCCTACGTTAAAGACGTAGCTGAACGCGCGCAGGCTGCGTCTAATCAAGATTACGTTCCATATTCCGGCCAACGCATTGCTGGCTTTACTGACCAGCAAAAAAATCTGCAGAATCAAATTGCAAACATGCAGACTCCGGGGCAGTTTGCTCAAGCAACCCAAGGCGCTCAGGCTGGCATGGGGATGGGGTATGCTGCGGGGCTAGCTGGCTTAAATCAAGCTTTTGGATACCAACCGGGGCAGTTTAGGGCCGACCAAGTACAGTCGCCTGAGCTTCAGTATTTCCAAATGAATCAACCGGGTGATGTTCAAGCCCAACAGCTTCAGAATTTTTCCATGCGCGGAGCGCAGGGTTCGTATAACCCCAACCTGCAAAACTATCAAATGCAGCGGCCTGAGGATGTTCAAGCCCAACAACTGCAAAATTATTCTATGCAGGGGGCGCAAGACAATACTAACTACATGGCGCAGCTTGAGAAGTACCAGATGCAAACCCCCCAGCAGGTAGCTGCTGAACGAGCTGCGTCTAGTGAATTTGGCGGAGCAGATGCGTCGAAGTATATGTCGCCGTTCCAACAACAAGTTTCGGATATTGCAGCTCGTGAAGTTCAACGTCGCGCTGATATTGATAAAAGCCAAGGCGCTATGTCGTCTATTGGTCGCGGTACGTTTGGCGGGTCTAGACAAGCTCTTCTTCAAGCAGAAGCTGACCGCAACACACAACAACAGATTGGCGATATTTACGCCAAGGGCCAGCAGTCTGCGTACGAAAATGCCCAGTCCCAGTTTGAGCGCGACCAAGCTCGCCGTATGGCAGCACAGCAACTTAATGTTCAGTCTGGGCTTCAAGCTGGATTAGCCAACCAACAAGCCGGTCTTACTGCAGGTCAAGCAAACCTTAATGCGCTTCTTGGTGTGCAGAGCCTAGGCACCACGTCCAATCTGCAAAACCGTTTGGCTAATCTTAGCAATCAACAACAAGCAAACGTACAGAATCTTGCGTCTCAACTGCAGACCCAAGGGCTTTCATCACAACAAGCATTACAGGCGGCGCTTGCTAATCAACAAGCTGGTCTATCCACCAACCAACAGAACCTTGCCGCTAATCTGCAAACACAACAACTTGGCACACAGACTGGCTTGCAGATGGCTTTGGCTAATCTCAGTAATGAACAGCAGGCTAATGTGCAGAACCTTGCATCTCAACTGCAGACTCAAGGATTGTCTTCGGACCAAGCGCTACGCGCCGCTCTTGCTAACCAGCAAACGGGTTTGACTACAAACCAACAAAACCTACAAGCAGCTCTGGGTGTGCAAAGTCTTGGGGCCAATCAAAACCTAACGGCACAGCAGCTTAATCAAGCAGCTAATCTGCAGGCACAACAAAACTCTGAACAAGCAAGACAATACGCCGCTGGGCTTGGTAGTCAGATTGGTCTTGCTGGTATGCAACAGGGACTTGCCGGTTCACAACTGCTGGGTAACTTAGGCCTTAACCAACAAAACGCGGACATCGCCCGCTACGGCCTACAGACTTCCACTGCTGCTCAGCAACAAGCCTTAAACCAGCAGTACATGGATACACGCTATCAAGATTTTCTTAACCAACGCCAGTATCCGTGGGACCAGCTATATAACTATAGTGGCATTATCCGTGGTTTACCGCAGCAACCCGGACAAACATCTACGATGTACCAACAACCACCCAGTCTAGCCGCGCAGTTAATTGGTGGAGCTGGCTCGCTCGCTACCGCAGCTAAAGCTCTTGGGGCCTTCGCCCGTGGCGGTGCGGTTAGAAATAAATATTCTGAAGGTTTAGCTGCTGTACGACTCAAAGAACTGGTGGGATAAATCATGAATCAAATTCAACTTTATGAACACCTTAAGTTTGCTCCCCAAGACTTATTGGTAAAGTACGCACAGAACCCTAGCGCAGAGGTCCCGCAGTTTTTGGCTATGGCAGCGTTGCAATTCCAAAAAGAAATGAAAGAAGGCGGTAACCAAGCGCAGCCTCCGCAGGGTACGGTAAAAGATGCCCTCATCCAGCAGGTTATGCAGGGCCAACCACAGCAACAACAAATGCCGCTCCCACAGCAAACGCAACCCCAGCAACCTGTGATGCACGCCGCTCACGGCGGCTTAGCTGAACTTCATGTACCAGACCACATGTTCCAAGAACACAATATGGCAGGCGGTGGTATCGTTGCATTTGATGGCGGCGGCGGTGTTAACGAAGAACAACTGCAAAGTAATTTAGAATTCTTAAACCAACAATATGCGGCGTTGCCTGCCGACAGCCCGCAAAAAGCGCAAATAGCCGCTGCTATTGACCAGATTGACCGCCAACTAAACGCGCAGGAAGATTCGGGCGTTGCCGCGCTTCCAACCAAAGCTCCCACCAAGGCTGAAGGCTACTCCGGCCTGAACCTACCTGCCCCTACAACAGGGCAGCAAGAAGCTATCTCACAAATAAATGCGCTTAATGCTGGTATTCCGGCATTGGTAAGAGCGGGTGAGATTTCTGAAGAAGACGGAAAGAAAATTAGAGAGGCTGCTATAAAAGAACGCCGTGATATTTTTGGCCCTGTAGAAGAAGAAGTCTCGGGTATGCTTGCAGATACTAAGGCGCGAATTGATAAGCGGTATCAAAATTCAGAATTGTGGTCGGCGTTTAAAGGCTTTGCCAGAATGGCTAGCACTAAGTCCCCGCATTTAGGTGTCGCGTTTGGTGAGGGCCTTAGCGAATTTGGTGATGCTTACGATAAGTCACAGGCTGCAGAAGAAGCGGCTCGTAATGCCTATACCTCAATGAGTATGAACTACAAAATGGCCGAAGCAGCACGAAAAGTTGGTGATTTGGACGCGGCCGACGCAAGGCTTAAAGACGCCAAGGCCGATAAACGTGACGTGGCTAAGCTCAACATTCAAGCAGTTACTGCTCAAGGCAACCTTATTGGTGAGTCAGCAAAAGCTGCTCGCGGTATTACTGAAGAAAAGCTTAAGTTTTACACTGCGGTTACTGACCGGATTAAGGTTAACCAAGGCGACAAATTTGACCGCATGTTTGCAATTCTTAAGAAAGACCCCGCATCTAAAGGTTTGTCCGATTCCAGAATCGCCCTTGCAGCCGCTATGGCCTTAGAACCAAGTTCGTTTGCTGGCGGTAAGGCGGGCACTAACTTAGCGGGCGCGGGCAAGTCGGCTACTGATTTAATGCAGTTTGGTGGTACGCCAACCTCAGACCTTTACCGTACGGCTGTAACTAAAGCAGGTGCCGCTGGTTCGGATACACGATTGGCAGTAGAAGGCGGGAAAGAAATAAAAGATACAAACGGCAAAACCATGACCGAAAAAGCTTACTATACGTGGAAAGCCGAACAACTTAAAAAACAAATTATTGCTGAAGCAAGAAATACGTATGGGGTGGATGAAGTGCAGGCCGGTGGTGGTTTTGCTAGACAAATGTTCACACCTTGGCTTGGCGGCGATGTAACCCAACAATCTGCTGGAACACAAAGCACACAGGGTGCAAATCGTCCTCCGCTAAGCCAGTTTGTACGATAAAAGTAGGAAGACAATATGGTGTTCGATATTAAAGGCGCGCAAGCAGCCGGATACACCCCTGCCGAAATTGCGGATTTTTTAGCCGGCCAAAAAAACTTTGATGTTGCTGGCGCTAGAAAAAATGGATATTCAGATATGGAGATTTCTGAATTCCTATCCACAATGGGGGCGGCTGAGCCTACGGCCACAGCTACAGCTACATCTAAACCACAGGGTCCCCCCGTTTCAGAACAAGAACGCGCTCGCTTATCGTCAATGTATGAAGCGGCTACACCAGAACAACGACAAAAGATGTTGGATAGGACTGACTACATTGGGCAGTTCGCTAATTTTCTTGATGAGCAATACAAAGCAAAAGACGCAGAAATTGCTAAGTTAGGTACGGCAGTTAAAAAAGAATATCAAATTACTGACCCCCGCAGAGAAGCTAGAATTAAAGAAGCTATGCGGCAGGGTGCCGATTTGAAAACTGCGGAAAACCTTGCTGGTCAAGCAGCTATTGAGGGGTTACCCCCAGAACAACCCGTTGCACAGGCAAAGCCGTCTGATTTTGACTTTGATTTAAAAGCCCAATACAAAGATGCTCCAGCATTAGTCCGCGGTGCAGTTAAAGGATATTACGGATATAAACAAGGTGTGCTTGGTTTGGAGCAAGCCGCAGCCGATTTAATTGGTGCGGACGAGTTTTCTGAATCTTTGCGGCGTAACGCCAAACAAGCTATGGAGACCCAAGAAATTATTGGGGAAGCCCCTGCCACATCTGTTGCCCGTAATTTTGAAGGTGCGGTATCCAGTATTGCACAAAATATTCCAACATTACTTTTAGGTGCTGTAACGGGTGGGGAGTCTCTTGTTTTGGGAAGCATGATGGCCCAAAGCTTCGGCCAAGAATATACCTACGGTAGAGATAAAGGTCTTGATAAAACAGACGCTGCTGCGCGCGGTGCTTTGTTTGCAATTGCTGACGGCGTTGGAGAAAGGTTAGGTTTGCCTAATTTTATGAAGAACCTTAAAGGTTCCTTGGCAAACAAAAGTTTTAACGAAGCCACCGATGCAATTTCTGAATACATTCTTAAGCAAATTCCCGGTGAAGAACTTACGACTGGGCTTCAGTTCCTTACGGACAAATACCCAAACTTTGGGCTTAATCCCAAAGCTACATTTTCAGATTATCTTTCTCAAGCTACAGATACTTTAGTCCAGACAATTATGCAGGGCGGCATGATGTTGGGTGGGGTTAAAGCCACTCAGCTCGCAACAACTGGCCAGCTTAAAGAATCCGGTGCCGCAGAAGCGGCTAGGGCAGAAGGGGCTAAGGAACAAGCTCTTCGTAAATGGGAAGAACAGGGATTTACACGGCCTAAGTTTGCTGAACAAACGCAACGCCAAGAACCGTTTGTTGGTGAGGAACCGCCGCCAGCACCCAAAGCTGCTGCAAAACCCGCCGCTAAGCCAGTAGAACCAGCCGCTCCTGAAGATGAGATTCTTACACCGCAGACTATTGACTACGCAAAGATTGATGCTGACCTGCGGAAGAAAGGTTTATTACCTACCGAAGAATCGTCTGAAGATTTGGATGAGGATGAGATTAATGAACGGCTTAGACTCTCTGCAGAACTGGAAAGCAAGCAGGAAGAAATAGACCCAGAAACGGGACTGCCGGTTTACACTCCAGCCCCGCGCGTCCGCAAGTTGGGCAAAACTCGTACTGAGTCTGAGCAGGCTAAGCTTGAACTTACCCAAGCAAAACGAAACCTTAGCAAGTTTGAAGCGGAAGTTCGTGGCGTAGAAAGCTTGTTAGGAGAGGCTGACCCTACAAATGTTGAACGCGTTCAAGAGCTTAGAAATACTGTAGCCCAAGCCCAGCAACGATACGACGCCGTTGAAGAAAAAAACAAGGCTAAGCAAGAACAACAAGCTGCTGCTGAAGGTAAATCACCGCCGCCTGTTGAGCCAGTTGGCCCGTCAAATGACAAGCTTCTCGAAGACTTAGGCAAGTTAAAAGATGACCTATTAACTTCGTCCGGCAAACCGCCCATGCCGAATACTCCGGCACGGAAAAAATACGATGAAGTCCAAAGTGCTTACGACGAAATAGAACAACGCAAAGCGCAAAACGAAGAAATTTCAGCGAAGCCCGGTGCAGACGTTGTTCGTTTAACAAAACTGCTGGGGCCTAAATTATATGGCTCGTTAGAGAATCTACCTAAAGTTACAGTTAAAGAACTGTTTCAGAATTCGTTTGATGGTATTAAACCTCTTCTGGAATCGGGCGCCATTTCCGAAGGAAAAATTAATATTGGTGTGAATGAAGGAAATAGAACCATTGAAATGGTTGATAACGGCACGGGTATGGCGCCAAACATACTTGCCACTAAGTTTTTAGAAATTGCCGGTACTCAAAAAGAAACCGAAAGTGCGTCCGGTGGTTTGGGTATTGCGAAGATGCAGTTTTTATTTGGCAATAAAAATATTAAAGTCATTACTGTCCGTGATGGAAAAATAAGCACGCTAGAGACTACTGGGCCTGATTTAGAAAAAGCGCTTAGCAATCCGGATGTTGCTCCCAAAATTACGGTTGAACCGTGGGATGAAGCTGTAGCTAAAAACGAACAACTACAAAATTTATTTCCAGACAATTCTGGCACGTATGTAAAAATTGGGGTTCCGGAAACATTTCATAATCCTGATACCGGTAAGGATGAGCCTATAGAACTTGATAATTGGGCGCATAGTTACCCCTCCCTGCGCACTAGCCCGTTATTTAGAAATGTTGATGTTAATTTTCATACACTGCGCGATAAAGCTACTCTTTTTGGTGCTTTAACTGACCCCTCTAATAATTATTCATACTCAGAATCAATACCAGTAGGCAAGAACTTCCCTATTGATGAGCATTCACCCCTTACTACAGTTAAATTTGGTTGGGGTGACGCGGTTATGTATGTAACGCGAGAGCCGGAACAATATGAATGGAACCAAAGTAGAGTACATGTTTTATCTAATGGTATCTATCAATTTACACAAAAAATAGACAAAGGCCCTAAATATAATTTTTATCTTGACGTTCACCCTAAAGTTAGGGCAGAGGACCCCGGTTACCCATTTGACCTAAATCGTCAACGATTTTCTCCGGCGGTTGCTGGTGATTTTGATAAAATTTTTAATTATGTAAAACAGCTATACGACGTTTCAGACCTTCAAAATAACACTACAAATTACGGCACGGTTAGATATTTAGAACCTTCTGGGCCAACCCAGCCGGAAACACTTTCGCCCCCATTACCTGCTATGGAAGTACCCACGAATTTACTTCGTCCGGGCGACTCAATGGCTGTAATAAACGGTAAGTTGGAAATTAATGGGCGCCCAGTACCTGAAATAACCAGCGCGGAAGCGTCTAGTTTTAAGATTGACTTAAATACGCTAGTTATTCCACAGGACCAACTTCGTACTGATGCGCCGATTCTTAACGATAATCTTTTAATTAAAGACAAACAAATTCCGTTTACTGAACTGATGGAATCTGAGTTTGGCCCTAGGTTTTATGACTATATGCGGGAATTGGGCGAAGCTTTTATGGAGCTTCGTGATGTAGTAGCTAAAGAAATGGGGTACGATAAATACAATTCTTATAAAGAAGTATCACTTGATAAAGAAGTGATAGGCATTAGTTTTGATATAGAGTATCGTGGTGTCAGTACAAGAGTGCCTTTTTGGGGTATGTATTTAAACCCCGCCGCTGTTTCGTATGGGAATAAACTTTTTAGTGCCAGCGTTTCACCGGAACGAGCAGCTTCTGCTATGTTTGGTACTATGGTCCATGAACTTGCGCACCATGAAGTACGTAGCCATAATGAAGAATTTCCCGCAGAAATGCAAAAGATTTCTGCATTTTTAGCCGTTCCCAACAATACAGATTTTGATTTAGAGGCATTTCTTAAAAATTTGAGAGAGCTTGTTGCGCTTAATTCTGACATTCAGTCAGAAATGGAACGAGTGTTTAATGAAGGAGTAAGTAATGACAATTTATCCCCTATTGGAAATCGCCTCAAAGAAGCTGGCTCCTACCAAACCACAGCTAGAGGCCCTGCTTCAGACTTGGGAAGTGATGGGTATACAGCAAGGAGCTACGAAAAACTACCTGAAGGACCTGCGGAAGGCGAGGGAAGTACTGGCAAACAGCCGGGACGTAAGCGAGTTCCTAAGCAAGCTAAAGTAACTCCTCCCGAACCATATCAAGCCTCCTCCAGAAGTGGCCGTGGATTCTTCTCGCGTATATCTAAGAACTACACACAGTATCCGAAATGGAATGATGTAAGGCGGGAAGTATCTGCCCTCCTTCGTACTGCCCCCAGTAAAACTCGCCGTGCGGTTCTTGGTGCCCTGCCTAACTATCAGGTGATTGACCTTGCCGGTATGGAGTTTGATGTACTTGATGTGGAAAAAGGTAGACGTGGGTTCCGTACAAAGCTGCCACAGTTTGATGTACTTACCGCTAAGATTGGCGAGCTTGAAGCGCTGCGCAAGCGTATCGAAACCTCCGGGGCTAAAATTCTAGAGCGCAGTAAGTTGATGTATGCAAACAAACAGTTTGCTGAAGCCGTAGCGCTCGAAGAAAAAATTGAGTTGGAAGCCACCGCGTCAGAAGTTGACCCAGATACGGATACTTCAAATGCCTATCTAAATGGTCTTTGGGGTAAGTTAGGCAGATTGCCCGGTGGCGAACAGGCAAAGCAAATTTACCGCGACCGCCTCAAGTTCTATAAGGTTATGTTTAATAACGTCCGTACGTACATGGAAGGTGAAATGTATCGTACCTACCGGATGGCGGGTGAATCAGAAACGGCAGCAAAAACAAAAGCTAGAAGTTACGTAGAAAAGATTATGCCCGTAATTAAAGGGCCGTATTTCCACATGTTCCGCGTGGGTCAGTTTTGGTATCAGTACAACTTGCCTGATGTTGGTAAGGGCTTTGAGATGTTTGAGAGCGAGGCTGAGCGCAACGCTGAACTGGATATTGCCAAGGATGCCTATAGGGAAAAACTTAAAGAACAGGGTGTGAAAGAAAGCGAGATTGAAGCTAAGGTTGACGAAGCTTTCTTTGATGCTGGCAATGGGTTTAGCGAAGTATTTAATGACGCGATTGGTATGAAGATTGCGATGGACCGCGTCAAGGATATTGTCAGTAATAGTATTGATAAACAGTTAGAAAAGGTAAGCGCCAATCCGGATGCCGAAGCAGATGAGGCTCTGAACAAAGCTAAGACCGCTATTACTAACGAGCTTCAACAATTAATCCTGCAGCTTGCGCCTACTGGTAGCCTTCGTAAGATGTTTGCCCGTCGTAAGTTACGCGCCGGTGCCAACCCAGATATGCAGCGGTCTTTTGCGGATTCGGTGCTGAAGGTGTCTAACTTCTTCCCGAAGGTTGTATACGCAAAAGATATGTACGCAGCCCTGCGTTCGGCTAGAGAGTACGTAAAGTCGTCAACTTCCTCGGCAGAAGAGAAGGCTGTTGCTAAGGACTACATCAAGGAAATGGAGCTTAGGACGGACCAAGTTATGTCGCCGCCAAATCGTCCGCTTCCGGTACGGTTGTTTCAAACTCTTAATTTCTATCAGTATCTATCGTCTGTTGCTTCTTCAGTGTTTAACTTTGTAGGCGGCAATATACAAGCCGCATCTATCTTGTTTGGTGAGTATCCGGTATTAGGTATTCCCAAACTTATTCAATATAATTTTAAGCATCGTGCGGCTGTAGCAAAACAAGCACCGAACGGGTTGTTTTCTATTGGTATCGAATTTAACAAGAAACTAGACCCTGACATTAAAAAAGCTAGAGACCGCATGGTTGCGGAAAACGTGTTCAACGTATCCCAGATGTACGATGTGGCCACAACTGCTAATACTCCCAGCGACAAACAACAAGGGATTATCACAACTGGATTAAACGCAATTGCTGTTCCGTTCCATTTAAGTGAGCGACTCATGCGTGAGTCCGGTGCCTTAGCTCACTTTGACTTGTCGCATGAAAAATATCTGGACAAGAAAAACGCGGACGGGTCCAAAACGTTTGATGAAGAAGAAGCATTTGAACGCGCATATCAAGACGCCGTTAATTTTACCCGCCGTGCTTTTGGTGAACCTTCGACTCTGCAACGTGGTCGCTATTTTAAAGACTGGCGCGCCCTGCCCCTTCAGTTTAAGAGCTTTGTAGTACAACAGACCATATTCCAATATCAACTACTCACAAAGTCGTTAAACCTCTCTGCCAAAAAAGAACGTGCGCGTATTGTAAAAGACCTCGGTGAAGACGCCGCTAAAGAATTTGATAAACAATCCGCTGAGATGCGTTGGCAGGCTATTCGTACTCTTTCTGCGATTGTTCTTCTGTCCTACGCCTTTACTGGATTGAAAGGCACGCCGTTCTGGTGGCTTATCTCCAAGATGATTGGGCTTATCCACGCGTTGTATTCAGATAATGACGAAGAAGTGCCATTTGACGCGGATAACTTCCTGATGAATTGGCTAGAAGAACATGTGCCTGAGCTTGGTGGGGCTACGATTGGCCGTGGCTGGGTAGCCGAAAAGCTAAATATCGCCACTGAAGGTAGGCTTGTTTATGACATCCCGTCATTGTGGGTATCTGAAGAAGGCGGCTCCGCCGCAAAAACCAACGTAGATGCAGTTAAGAATTTTATGCTGGGTATGTTGGGTCCCACTGCTAGCTACTTTCAAGACTGGGCCGCAGCTATTGATTTGTGGAGTCAGGGTAAATACGAACGCGGTATAGAGATAGTTCTTCCTGCCGGTGTTCGTTCTTTGATGGTAGCTATCCGCGTTGCAAACGAAGGTGAAAAGACTAGGTCTGGCAAACAGCTTATTTCCAAGGATGAAGTTACCGAGGCAGATATTCTTTACAAAGCTTTTGGGTTTGAGCCTGAAGATTGGAAACGCAAAAAGTCTACAATCTTTGAGATAAAGTCTAAAGATATTGCTATTCGTGACCGCCGCCAAGAAATCCTTGACCAAGCATGGATGGCCTATCAAGAAACTGACCCAGAAATCAAAAAAGAATTAATGGATAAGGTTTTTAAACGCAAGGCTGACTTCAACGCGTTGTATGGTAGTTCACCTGCATATCGTCTACCCAACGATGCTATCCGGAAGACAATTAAATCTAGAGCCAAACAGCAAGCAATAGCTCAACGTCAAGGCGGCATTAATGTGGACCGCAAAGCATACCCGATGTTGGAAGGAATGGGTAAGTACGGAAGATTCCCGTCCGAGTTGGGCGAGGAAGAAGACGAAGACTAAGAAAAAGCCCCGCATTGCGCGGGGCTAAAAATCCAAAGAGACACCCATTGCGGGTGCGGGCAGTATACAACACTTTTTAATTAGTGCAAGACTTTACTCCATCCGCCATACGCGGACCCCCCGCACTCCGTCTTCAACTACCGCCTGCATAGTTACCTTGTAGCCTAAACGCTTACAAGCTTTTTTGACTTGGCGTTTTGCTTCTAATACATCGAGGCAAGGGACAAAGAACGAAGAATACGGGTGGAACTTAGCCCAATCAATCTCAAACATTATCTGGTGCAGTCTCATACGGTTCACTACGCAGTTTATCTACCGACACAATTCTATTGACATACGCATCGGTATCGACAAACTCACCATTGTCACAGTTAAATTCGTAGGCCCACACAGGCGGGGAGGCAATCATCGTGCCTTTTGCCATGCGCTTCTTGACCTTATCCATGAACACGCCGTCTTCCTTCAACTTAAGCAACAATTCTTTCATGTTAGTTTGTTGCTTACCACAGAAGTTTTGAAGTGACTTAGCTGTGATGTAAAGACGTTTAGTGTCCGGCTCGATACGAACCATAAGTTCAAGCCTAGGTTCCCTAATCGGTAGCTGCTCCATGCCGGTGCGCTTGTCGGTGTTGTTGTTAACTACCAAGACGTTGTTGCGGTGGGCATTAAGGAACTCACCAATCACGCTAGATTGATTAGACAACGGTGGTGCGATTTGCAGTTTGAGATTCTTGAGATATTCAATTACCCACTTCATGATTCGCTTGGCGTCAATGCTAGTCAAATTAAGATGGTTGGCAACAACTAAACCAGCGATGTTAGCTGAGGCTACCGCCGACCAATACCGTTCTCTGCTTTGTAATCCTGCGGTCTTATCAATTTCTTTTTGGATATGCTTGGCTAGTTCAGATACATCTTCTACGTGCCCTGCCAAGTACGTGAAGTAAATGTCCGCAGCAGTGCCGTAGTTGTCGTTTAGTTTGCCAAAAAGCGCGTCCGCTTCTTCTTTTGAGAAGAGGTTTGTCGGATGAATTTCGTACTCCATAGTACGCATCATTTCCCCATCAGGTGATTCCTTAAGCAGATGCAGCTTGTCATAGAACGACGCGTTAGATGTGGACACCGTGATGTTTGCCCAAGTCAGGTTGATACGCTCTGTGTTTTCTGAGGAGCGCAGACGGCCACGGTTCTTTCCGTTAGACGCAGCATAGGCAAAGTTAGAGAAATCCTCTGGCGATACGTTGGTAATTTCGTCGCACGTAAACGCAAGATTGTTCATCATTGCCATACGATTTAGCTTGAAGTTTGTTGTGTCGTTGAAGGTACACATCAAATCGGTGGGGTGCCCAACAAGCGAGTTAATGGCTTTAAGGATTGTGGTCTTACCCGTACCAGAGTCATCGCTGATTAGGTTAATAACGGCACCGCGAACGCCCATAAATTTAAGGATAGGTGAACCAAAGCACGAGCTAAACGCAAACGCATGCGGCTCAAGTCCGGGACGGTTGTATGTATCTATAACGCTACGCCATTCCTGCAGGGTGCCCTTGGGTTCCATCATCGACGCAACGTACTCCATAGAAGACGCGGGAGGGCTGTGCTTAATCGTGTCTGCGCCAATCTCTCGGTTGCCAACTACAAACCTACTATCTTCCTCAATCCAGCCAAATTGCAGCTTCATTTTTTCTGCTTCCTTTTCAGTTATTAGTTTGTTACAGCAAGACACGATGTAGAACATAACAAGTTCCATTTGCGCTGCCGTTCCAACAATCCCCCTAAACGCTAGCCGTTCTTTTAGCTTGTTGGTTTGTGCCATATCTGACATAGGAACTGTGAATTCCACGATGCCATCAAGCGGAGTTTCAAGCCGCATGTACGCGCACATGCCCTTATCTGGGTCGCTCATACGCTTCAAGACAAAAAGGTTATGGGGGTAAACTTGTGTAGGACCTTCGTCTTCTTCGTCACGTGTCCATTTATAAATACCGCCGGTTTCTCCTACTACGAACGGATAGGGTAATTCTGGTATCTCATGGGATACGGTATGTACTAACTCGCCAACCGTTTCTTTAACAAGCATTTCTCTCTTATTAGATACCTTAATCTCAGCACCTAACTTAAGCGGAGTGCCTATCTTCTTGTGCGCACATCCGCGACAACCTCCGGGGTTTTCTTCCTCAAACTTCCTACATGAAGTCCAGTGTTGTACTTGGTCTGCTTTCTTTTCTGTGTTTTCAGGGGTGTAGTCTGCGTGTCCCTCTGAAACTGTGTGAATGGCTTGTTCTGCGTCCACACAGAATTTGGCTATAGATAAAGCATAGAACCATTGATTGTAGGAAATAGTGTCTCTATTACGAATGATGTGTTCTAGTTGTGCGCACCCTGTACCCTGCTCATTTTTTTGAAGGATAGTTGAGAACCGATACTGGGTGTTTGGGTCTACATCAGTTGTGGGTCGGTTAAACCCACTGTGCGTTACCACACCCCCTGCGTCTTTTAGGATAGCCGCGAATGCGTCTATGTGTATATTCGATGCCATGTGCAGCACCGATACAGGTAGGGGTGGGTCTGTCTTAAAGTTAAGTGTATTTGGAACACGCAGGATTCTAGCTGCGTCCGCCGTAATAGCATGGTCTACGTTTAGCTTGTGCTTGGCACAAAGGGATTTAAGTTGCTCGGCTATCGGCTTCCATGCTGAACGGGGTAGCGTTTCATGTAACGTCCAATACACGTGGACACCA